CCCTCCACTCAACCATCCCCGCGTGCCCCCGTACGGGTGTGTGTGTGTGTGTGTGTGTGTGTGTGTGTGCCTGCGCAGGTGCGTGTGCGTGGTTGTGTGTGCGTGTGCGCTGCGTGTCGCGTCTAGAGTATCGTGTGTGTGCCTGTCTCCTCTCTGTGGGGAGATGGGTACGCTCCACTCAGTACGCTCTCTCACTCCTAACCTCGCTTCGCTCGTCTAGTCGTTCGGTCGCTACGCTCTCAATCGGGTAGAGTATCGTTGTCTATCGAGGGAGTGTGGGAGTGGTGGCTTGCTTTCTTCGCTCCTTCTTCACTCGAGAGTACACTTGCTTTCTTCTCTCACTGTGTAGTCGCTCTCTCCTCTCTGAATGGTTACACTCCTCTTAGGTTACGTTTCACCGTTCGTTCGTCGTTCGCTACACGTTGCTACACTCTCTGTCGTCACTCATTCAGATTCTCATTCTTCGTATCTTTCGTTCGTTCCTCTCTCTGTATAGTGCGGAACTAAGTTTCTTCTTATAATACAGTAGCTTACAGAGTGTATTCTTGCTCTGTTTTAGTGCTGCTTGCTTCTCTTGTTCTGTAGTACTACTGAAGTAAATACCCTTACTGAACATACACTTACTAAGTATTATCAAATTATCTTCAAAAAGTACTTGCGTAGTTTCTCGAATAGGTGCATTCTTATCTCAAGCCGAAAACAACGGTGAGTACAGATTCAAGTAGTACCGCTCTTTAACAATCTGGTTAGTGTCTTGATAGGCTTACTCAACGAGGTGACTATCATGACTTACTACGAATCCGCAGATGTTATCATTACACGGGCTAGGGCAGTGCAGGAACTGCGTAGGCACGGGATAACAGACACAGCCGAGTTTGACTCTGATATGGGTATCTGTACAGAGTACAATGCGCAAGATGTGTTACAGTGGCTAGGGTACTAGATAACGCTGGCATCAAGCCAGCCTATCAAGGCACTAACTATGAGAGTTAAGAGTTCAAAATAATGTTTGACAAGCTAAACCATGAGATGTATAGTTCATCTCAAGCAAGACAGGGAGTTGCGGTGAAGTGTAGTACCTTACGGTGCAATGACCACGAATCCTAGATACTCACTGATTCAAGTAAGGCCGCAGGACAGAGAGTAATCTCAACACTGTAGCGGGTGCGCTTAGATGGTTGTGCCCTGAAAACGAAACCATCAAGCCCAGTGCGACTGGGGAGCCGGGGGAAACCACGAAGAGGCTGAATCAACGTGAGTACACAGATGTTGCCATGAAGCAATAATCCGGTACTCAACATTACTGACCTAAGCAGCGATGCTTAGCTGAGTAATGTAGGAGGATGCATGTCGAGAGTAGTACACGCTGAGCAGCGTTGGGGAGTACAGAGCAGACCACACTGGAAGAAACGTATACTAGCGTTAGAGGCCAGCTTAGTTAGGTACAAAGCGCTTCCGGTACTCACAGCTAAACAACAAGCCGCTGTTAGTTCCGCAGTAGCAGAAATTAAGCGATTGCAGCTTCATCTAAAGGTGCAGAAATGAGTTACGCTAAGAAGCTACAAAAGAGTTTCACAGGGCTAAGCCAGCTACAAGGCGGTGCTCTACAGAAACGCAGAGATAAACTGAATCAAGCTGGGGTACACCACGAAAAACAACGTGCTACCTTTGACACGAATACACGAGCCACTGAGAAACGCCGGGGCTGCTCTAAACCACCGAGGGGATTATGATGTTAGGAATTGTACAGTTCTTTATTGTGTTCTTTATTGTAATGGTGATTGTTGAAGCACTCCTAGAGAAGTAACACACCTACAGCGTCTACGGGGCGCTATGTGAGTCTTACTTAAATCAATCGAGGTGCATCATGCAAGTTCAAACAACGTTCAAGTTAATCGCTCCTAAATCAATCCGTGCACAGCTTACCAAGGCTGTAACCCTGAAACGTGATGTAACTATCTCCGCCTTGTTCCACGGCCTTGTATCGTCTAACGTAGCGTTCACATCCGGTATGCAGCGTGAAGATGCAGCAGATTTCGATACAGTGCTACGTCACTTGCTGCCTATCAAGTACGACAAGAAATCTAACGGGTACATGTTCGACGGTAAGAAAGCCTTTGCTAGTGCTGAGAAGCTCGGCATCAATCTGGAAGCGATGCGTACTGAGTACAAAGCAGATGCCGCTGACCGTGACGCAGTTGTTGAGCAGTTCTATACCGCTGTGATGTCGTTCTACGCCGCTAATGCAGCGGCTAAGAAGGCGGCAGACTTAGACAACGACGCTAAGAAAGCTAAGGGCATTGAGCGCATTAAGTCTGGTATTGCTCAGGCTAAGCAGAACGGCGCTACAGACCGCGATATCATTGACGCACTGTTAGCGGTAGGTATTGATGTATCAGGTGCTCTGACAGTACTACCAGTACCCGAAGCAGCGTGATTTCTGTCAAGGCATCTGCGGGTGCCTTGTAGGGCAATCATGCCATAACAAAGGAGTAGTACAATGGCAGTTATTACCAAAGTAGAACAAGTACACTTTAAGATTTCTGATGTACGCCGTGGGGATGTATTCGCTTTTGTAAAAAACATAGGCTGTAAAAAGAAAGGGGATGCGCTCGTAGTTACTAAAGTGGCCTCAACTAGGGCGGACAATAATGAATACGTAGGTTATGAATGTGATTCGTTCGGAAGTACAGCGTGGCTCGAATTTGAGATGAATGCGGGTGCACTTGTTTACAAGGGCACCCTAGACAATCTGTTTGAGTAACTGCCTGATAGCCCACTAGCTGAATACTTGTACCGCTTCCATGAGGCGGTACAGTTGTTCTCACTAGGAGCATTCTATGCATATTCCAAAAAGTGTTATTGCCGATGCCCACGCTGCGTACTTAGCAGCAAAAGCTGAACTTCATCCAACTGCGCCGGAGCGTTGTTATGGCCTCGTCAAGACTTAATCCAGAGACGTTGCTCATACAGTCCAGAGCAGCGCGTGAGTGTAATACTAGGGCGGTAAAGGCAGAGCTTAAGGCTATGTACTGCCGTAAGGCGTGGCTCGTTGGTATGACGCTTGAGGCGTACTGCCAGCGCTTTGGAATCAGGGGTGTGATATGAAGTGGAACGTCTTTCTATTACCACACGGTACATCATTCTTCCGCTGGAACGGCGTAGTCCTAGAACTGTGGCTACCTGATGGGAAATACTGGTTAAGGATGGATTGGTCCTGTAAATTGTATGCACAAGTACATGCTCAGTGTACCCTTGTAGCTAAGAATGTGGTGTTCAAATGAATACGCTCACGGTACAAGCTACCGCCGAGTTGTACTGGCTATGCCTTGAGCAGCAGCGGAACTGCGTCGGCTCATGGGATGTGTTCAAGCACATCCCTCCTGTACTCCAAACGATTGCCCCACTCCGTCGCTGCATCACGTACCGCTCACCGGAGAAAGGTGTACGCTTAATGTGTACCATGCGAATGTTCGACGCAGAGGCTGCTGAGAAGCTCTGTGCTGTGCTTGATTACAACTTAGTACAAAGCCTTGCCTCGGGCTACAAAGAGGCTCAGAATGAATTCTACGCCGCTGTGCAGCGGTATTACGAATGTACTCTGGCGTACCAGTACTACGCCTAACAATAATGGGGATTACCATGAATCGTATCGTTGAACCTAACTTAGTTAATGGCCTTGAACACGTCGATGCACGTTACCGTGCTGAACCCGCGACAGAGACACGCAAGAAACTCACTGCGTTGTTCCGTGTTGGTGAGGTGCAGAAAGCCGAGACAGTACGAACTCTTTCCAAGGAGCAATCCAAAGAGATTAAAGAGCAGGTGTACTGTGCAGCGGAGGCTGTATTTCTAAACAGTTCCGAACGTAAGTCAGAGTACTCCGCGCGGGTGGCAAAAGATTTCTGTATTGATAAAGACTTAATGATGCTGTACTCCCGTATCTTCGGTGCTGTAGCGGTGGGTGCTGCGGTAGAGACAGATGACAACCAAGTGCGCTCTTACTACCTACAGCACGCAGCGGCGTGGGGTAAGGCGAAGATGTTCCAATTGGACCTCCCGGATTTAAAGCGCCCAGATTTCATTATGGCGTTATGCCATTCGCCTCATGGTACTTCTGGTTTTTTAGATGAAGTAGCGAGTACATGTAACCAGTGGGGATTGTTAAGTACGAGAGTACTTCCCCAGGAAGCAGCCACATACAATTTAGTTCCTAGCAAGCGTGGATACGGCGCAGTGGGTTCCGGTAGGTACACCAATCATTACACGGCCCCAGCTTGGTCCCAGTTGTTGGGTATCCAGTACACAGCAGAAGATACCGCGTGGTTCGCTGGATTCCTGACAGAGGATGATGTAATTAATCTGCGATTCCGCAGAATGCGTATGGGCGCAGCGGTGAAGGAAGTAACGGGAGATGATGCGTTAGCTCGTGAACTATCCGATAAGTGCCGCATAGTGGATACGTACCAGTTCATCCTACATCCTAATGACGTGCCGTGGGGTGAAGAGTACGTCCGTATGCGGCGAGATGGGGTAGACTTAGATAGTTGTATGTCACGCCCGTGGGGTGACTATAACTGCCCACATGGTGTGCATCCGTGTGATGCGTACTCAAGTGCACATTACGGGGCCGGGGATAACGGCTTAGTCCTAGTTGAAGCACAGCACGCAGGTAAACCGGTAGGGCGCGGTATCTTGAACACGCGCAACAACCAGATTGTGCGCTGGTACGGCGAGTACCGCGCGAAGGTACAACTTTGTAATGCTTACGGTATTAAAGAAGATTCAGATGCCCTAGAAGATTCATGGTTGGCTATGATTGGTACACCGGATGTATTCGCTGGGCCGTACGTAGATGGAGACATCGCAGCAGGTGCTGTTCAAGAGAGTACATACCGTGTGGTACTGGGCTGTGATGGAGTAGGGCTAGAAGAAACCGGTGGGTACTACTACTCCACAGAGGACAGACAGCGGTGCTGTATTGCTGATGAGGACTACCCAGAAGATGATATGCGGTATCAAGCATACAATAATACTTGGTATCATCCAGATAATACCGGGGATTACTGTGCCTGTGAATGTCCAGTAACAGGTGAGTACTTCCATGTGGATATTGGACATCGGTTAACGATTGACGGAGAGGAAGTCCTTGTGTCATGGGCAGGGTATAATCACATTGATACACACGATTATACAAATCTAGGCGGGAATATAGGGTACACTCGGGACACTGAACAGTACCGTCTGTTAGCTAATGGTGATTGGGTACATGCTGATGATGCAGTGTACGATAAAGAAACTGATGACTGGTACACCGAGTCAGAGTACGCTGATTTAATCTCAGAGCGTGAAGAGGGTGCACAAGATGCAGCATAAACAAATCCCAGAAGTACTGCGGTACATGCTCAGCCTACGCCGCCCGTACGGTTCAGTTGAGGAAACAAAAGCAGGGGAGTACATTAAAAGTTTCGTAGGTTATGCGCACCCTGAGTGTTGGACGCAGGATATACACGGTAACATAGAAGTGCGTGTCGGGGAGTGGGATAATGGCGTGGTGTTCACCTCACACCTAGATACAGTACACCACACAGCGGGTACACAAGACCTGTTCTTGCTAGACTTGAAGGATGGGTTGTTCATCGGCGCTGAGCACGAAGGTAAGGAGAGTGTGCTTGGTGCGGATGATGCAGCCGGTATCTTCCTGATGACTGAGCTAATCAAGGCAGGTGTGCCAGGCCGGTACATGTTCTTCGTAGGTGAGGAATGCGGAGGTATCGGCTCGAGTGCATTCGTCCAGGACAATCCAAGCTTCAGCGCGAATGCTGTAGTATCCTTTGACCGCCGTGGTACTGGCTCAGTCATTACACACCAAGGCGGGTGGGAGACATGTAGCTCGCAGTTCGGAGCAGCGCTGGCGAAGGCATTGAACCAGAATGGGGCGGGTAAGTTACAGTACCGTCCTGATGATGCAGGGTTGTACACAGACTCACGTGAGTTCGCTGAGATTGTACCGGAGTGCACGAACATCTCGGTCGGGTACTTCCATGAACACACAGTTAAGGAGACACTGAACCTAACGCACCTGCTGAACCTACGAGATGCGTTGTTGAAGATTGAATGGGGTAAGCTCCCTGTTCACCGTGTACCTGCCCCAGACGTTATCTGGGATACAGGTTGGATGGGTCGTTCATCGGCGTGGTATGATACACCGAAGGACAACACGAAAGAACTCAGTGGGCGTGTGACTATGTGCATCAACGGACATTGGGATAAGGTAGATGCTAATCTGCGTCAGTTACTGTTGGATATGGAGGAGTACTTAGATGGTCAACTTTAAAGTCGGTGATTCCGTTAAACAGGTAAGTGGGTGGTGTCCTTCGGTTGGACTTCCAGCTGGGGAGGTGGGGATTGTAAGTGTACTCCGTGGTACTGGTTTCGTTGAGATTGAGGGCTACGGTGCTTGGTTACATGCCACCGAAAATTTAGAGTTAGTTACATTGGATGATGAACTCCCACCAGCGCCGGAGAGTGTGCAGTACAGGGAAGAGGATTCGGCTGTTGGAACTTTCGGACACCTACTGGTCCAACCCTCAATCGAGGGTCCCTCGCTGTACATAGAGGTCTACGCTGAGCAATACAGCTCTGGTAAGTCTGCCTATACAGGCATCCGTATTGAACCAGATGCTGCACTCCAACTCTGCCACGACCTCCGTCGTATGGCGATGTCAATCAAGAAGAAGGAAAAGAATAATGCTTAAGTATATTGTACCCGCAGTATTTGGTACTGCAATCGGAGTACTAACCCCTATCGTTGGGATTGTAGGTACCCCGGTTCTGTTTGTAATTGGTGTGGGTGCTGTAGGTATGCTAGTAGGAGCTAACTGCGCATGAGCCGACTCCCACCTGACGAGTGGCTCCACTTAGCCAAACGATTAGCGGTGGGGCAGAAGCGGCGGGTTAACCACACCTGCGGCAGGACTAGCAGTCTCGATGTGTACAATAATGATGATAGTTGGAGCGCGTACTGCTTCCGCTGTAAAGAAAGTGGGCGTGTACTTAAAGAACATCAGAGTATTCGTGTGGTACAGGAAGATACATCACGTATGCAGCCTGTACCTGCAAGTGCTTTGCACATCAGTCAAGTGAGTCGGTACGAACAATCTAGAATTTGGAAATTACTTATTCAAAAAGGTTGTCCACCCGGCGTTATACCGGAGAACATGATATGGTACGACAAGACTTCTCAACGTATCTTACTGCGGATGGGCAAGCTCGCATTAGGGAGAGCGTTGAACGAGCAGCAGTTACCAAAGTGGTTGGTGTACAGCGACGAACTCAGGAAACCCCCGATAGTCTGGACGAGATTCCGGGGTGTAGAGGGAACGGAACCTGTAGTTCTTGTAGAGGATATCTTGAGCGCGTTGAAAGTGGCGAAAGCGCTGGAACTTTATGCGCCGGGAAGTTGCGTATCCGTGGGTTCGGTGCTCGGAACCAGCGTAACATTACCCATCTTAAGGTTGATAGCGGGGCATGATGTAGTTTGTTACTTCGATGGAGATGTAGCAGGGCGTGCTGGTTGTACTGCCCTGAGACGTCGTGTAAGTGTTTTTGGCGGGGCCTTCTACGATGCTGTACCTGAGCAAGGGGACCCTAAAGATGAGCGCTGTGAAGGTATCTGGAGGCACTTATGCCGCGTATTAAACAATGGCTATGGATTATCCCACGCTTCCTAATCCTAGGCCCGCTTGCTGTAGTAGCAGTGCTGGGGCAGTGGGCGGAAGAAGCATTCGAGTACTTAGACCCGTTGATGGGAGAAGATGATGCAGATTAGTATAAAAGAAGTAACAGCTACTCTCCTAGATAAGTACACTGCTCAACCGGGGGATACAGTGTACGATGAACGCAACAACTCTGTGTATATATTGGTACGATTAAGGGATAAGCTACTGAGTGGTGATGAGTGGGTAGATTTAGGTTCAGGTAGGTTAGCAGGAGATACTACAGGCCGCCGCTTTCCCAAAGTGAGCGCAGTCTTAAACGTCACTAGGGAGAAATAAGTGGACAGACTACTCCTCGCGGTACTAAAGGACCGCTCTAAGTTCCGACAGCTTCGTGGAGCAGTCCCAGATGATTTAGTCGGACAAGAAACCATCAGCATGCTGGCTTGGTACCAAGCGTACTTCCAAGCATTCCCCGACAAGGACAAGGTAGACACAGAGAGCCTACGCTCTCTGTTCAATCTCCGAGTAGGAAATACCATTGATGAGAATCAGCGTGCTATCATGGGCATGCTGTTCCGTAAGTTGGATGAGCCGGTTGACCAGCATGAAGTAGAGGGTATCACAGCCCAGCTGTTTGAGCGCGACTTCAAAGGTAAGGCAGCAGCACTCATTAACCGCTACGATAACGGTGATGAGATTGACCTAACATTTGAGTTGAACCGACTGGCGCACGAGAACATGCGGCGCACCAGTGCATCCTCTCCAGCCAGTTACATTGATGCCCCTATTGCTGATATCCTGAATGACTTCCAAGGAGACAGAGGATTGAAGCTAGTCACACAGCTCCTGAGAAGCTCTGTAGGAGGACTTCAAGGGGGCGATAGTATCGCGGTAGCAGGGCGTCCCGACAAGGGCAAGACGAGCCTCCTAGCAGCTAATCTGGTGAACTTCGCACCGCAGCTTGCTGACATGGGTTGGTCGGGGCGTCCGATGTTATGGCTGAACAACGAAGGCTCAGGCCGACGTATCATCCCACGTATCTATCAGGCTGCATTGAGGTGTACGTTCGCTGAGATGGTAGCCAAGAGTAATGCGGGTACCCTAGTTCAGGAGTACACGGATGCAATGCACGGTGAGCGTATCTTAGTTAAGGATATGCACGGCAGCACACTCGGGCAGATTGAACAGGTGATTGAGGAGCTGAACCCCTGCGTGGTCGTGTTCGATATGCTGGCTAACTTCCGTATGCCGGGGACAGGTGGGGGTAACAAGACAGATGCACTTGAACAGATGTGGCAAGAGACACGGGAGATGGCTGTGCGCCATGACTTTGTGGCTATGCCTACGGTACAAATTAGTGCGGATGGGGATGACCAGATGTATCCACCGTACTCCGCATTAAAGGACTCGAAAACAGCGATTCAGGGAGCCACTGACGTCATTCTAATGATGGGGGCACTCAATGCTGTAGAGATGGATGAGGTGCGTGGTTTTAGCACCCCTAAAAATAAACGACAGATGCAAGGCTGTCCAAGTAATACCCCCGGTCAAGTGTTCTTTGATAAGCAGAGGTGTCTGTTCACAGATGGAAATCCTTAAGTTACTACAGTACAACTCGCGGGACGGCACACTTCATTGGTCAAATGAAGCATATCACAACTGCCGGAATAAGTTAGCAGGTTCCTTGTCTGGTACTGGGTACTGGTACATTGAGTACCAGTATCAGCCACACCGCAGGTGTAGGTTGGTATGGGAATTACACAAGGGGCCTATACCAGATGGGTTAGTCGTGGACCACCTCAATGGAGTAAGAACTGATGACCGCATAGAGAATCTGCAACTGGTGAGCCAAGCAGAGAACATTATGCTTGGTACATCTAAGTTATACGCCAGCAACACCCACGGGTATACCGGTGTGTACTTTATACCGGGGCGCAGGGTAGGGAAGCAGTACCAAGCAAGTGTGCGTTACAAAGGAAAGAACATCTCCTTTGGTTATCATGCAACACCCGAAGACGCAGCAGAAGCTCGGTGTATTGGTATGGAAGAATTGGGTTTAATATCAAGACGTTAGATTAGAACACCACTATAAAGAGGAACGAGACATGGCGAGAAAGACGAAAGAAGATACTATCCTAGAACAATTAGAGATAGTGCAAGCACAGGAAGTACTAGCAGTAGATACTAAACTACGTAACCAAGTAGTACTATCCCTCCTACACTCAGCGAGTGTGTACAGTATCTCCGATGAAGGAGTACTGCGTGCCCGTGTACGTCGTTGTATGGAGATTGCTGACATTGTTGTAGATGAAATGGAGAAGAAGAATGTATAATTTAATTAATGGTAAAACTTTAAATCAGGTAGTTGCAGAGCAGGGGCTTGTTCGTGGGCTGACACAGTTTCAAACACACTGTACAGGTAAAACATTTGCCGAGGCATTACGGGCAATCAGTGATGCAATGGTCTCAGCAACTGCCGTACGGGAGGGAGTTGTCATTGTACAATGTGACGTCTTTGTACATGCACAAAGGATTGCTAAGCTACTAGGTCTAGTAGGCTTCTCCTTTAAGCAAGACGTAGGCAAGATTACTTACTACCCTTTTGGAGGGGTAACAAATGACTAAACAACACGTAGGTTTCTCAGTAGTACTCACCACCACTAATCAAGAGGATGTGCAGAAGCTTGCACAACTCATGCAGGTATTCGCTGACCAGTCGAGTACAACCTCGGAGATTGTGGTGAGCAAGGCACATGCTTGGACTATGCAGAATGCAGGGCAAGCGGCTAATGATGATTAGTACTACACCTTAGAGGGAAGAAAGCTTCCCCTCTTAATTCATGCAGGATTCTAAATAGGAGACGTCATGGTAAACAAACCAGTGTGGGTAGTACTTGGAGAAGCCGGGCGTACTCCACGCGGATTAAAATTAGTTTATGTACAATGTACTTGTGGTACTGAACGAGTTATAACCGAAGATAGTTATAAGCGCGGTAAAAGTACCTCGTGTGGCTGTTGGCGAACCCCAACAAAGCAGTCTCGTATTAGGGATGGTAAGCCAAGTCGCACGTACATATCCTGGCAATCCATGCGTACACGTTGCTTGAACCCAAACAGCTCTGACTACGCCAGTTATGGCGGTAGGGGCATTACTGTATGTACTCGATGGGCCTCATTTAAAACTTTTCTTGAAGATATGGGTGAGCGTCCCGAGAGAAGGACGCTAGACCGTGTGGATGTTAATGGTAATTACGAACCTGCTAATTGTCGCTGGGCCACAGCAGTAGAGCAACGTAACAATCAAAGACCTAGGAATACTTCTAATGTACAAACTTCTAATATGGGATGTTGAAACACAAACGCATCCTTGGTATGGAAACGTAGCCTCCTCTCATAATCCAGATAATTATATAGTTGCATCCGGCTATCGTATTGACACGGTGGATGATGCGGGGCAGGTTCACGTAGGTGAAACGCACAGCGTGTACTACAACTCCAAAGAGGAATTCTTAGCTGCCCCACCCGAGCAGTGGTTACCCATTAATCCTGACGTACAGCTTGTAATAGCGCATAATAGCCAATATGAAATTAAATGGGGGCTTACCCACGCTCGCCAGTTGCTGGAAGGCTTCTTAAAGCGTGGGGGACGTATCGCTTGTACCGCTATGGCGGAGTACCTAATCAGTCACCAGCAAGAACTGTATCCTTCTCTAAGTGAGACAGCCGTGAAACACGGCGGTACTCATAAGGTAGATGGGGTTAAGATTCTCTGGGAGAACGGTGTACTTACTTCTGATATTGACAAGGCATTGCTGCTGGAGTACTTAGCAGGACCAAGTGGGGATATCGACAACACTGCCCTGTGCTTCTACAGTCAGCAGCAGAAGCTCGCTGAGCAAGGCATGACAACGATGTACTGGGAGCGCTGTGATGCTCTTATGGCGTTTGCGTACTGCGAATGGTTCGGACTGTACGTTGACCGGGACGTAGCAGAGAAGAACAGACAGGCGCAGGAAGCAGAGATTGCAGAGTTACAGAAGGAGCTGTATAAGCTACTGCCGGATGACTTACCAGAGGAGCTGGAGTTCAACTGGGGCAGCGATTACCATATGTCTGCTCTGGTGTATGGTGGGCCCGTGAAGTACCGCCACAAGGTGCCGTATGACCCTGTACAGTACGTCAAGTACGATGCATACCTAGTAGATGTTAATGGTACAGAACAGTACATTGATATTGCAGATGTACCTAATCCGAGTGAGTATCGTTGGCCTGTATCCCGCTATAAATCAGGGAAGAACAAAGGGCAAGCAAAGATATTTAGGATTGATTCAGATGAAATCAAACTCAAATGGCAGGACACCTCGGTTATCCTTCCGGGATTGGTCAACCTCAATGGACTCCCAGCGGGGATTAAAGAGAAGTACATTGGCAAGCGCGCAGAGTTCCGAGGAGCACGTACTCTTTGTGACGGCACTACGCCAGTATACTCGACAAGCACGGAGGCGCTCAAAGGACTCAAGAACTTTGTGCCAGAAGTTGGTCTTATGGTTAAGCTCGCGGCCCTGGAGAAAGACACAGGCACGTACTACCTAAGGACGGAGTACAACGAAGATGGGGCGGTGAAGAAGACCAAGGGCATGATGCAGTACATTGGCCCGGATAGTATCGTACACCACTCACTGAACGTGACGGCTACGGTTACAGGGCGTCTGAGTAGCTCAAACCCCAACCTTCAAAACTTACCGCGTGATGGAACCTCAAACGTCAAGGAGATGTTTACCAGCCGCTTCGGTTCTGATGGGCGCATCGTGGAGGTGGATTACTCAGCGCTGGAAGTTGTAATGCTCGCAGCACTAACAAAAGACTCTGACTTGATGCAGCACCTACAAGCAGGGACAGACATGCACTGTTATCGCTTAGCGTTTAAGTTAGGGGAACCATACGAAGACGTGCTCAATAAGTGTAAGGATGAGCAGCATCCACAACACCGAGAGTACCACCGGATGCGTACGGATATTAAACCTCCCAGCTTCGCCGCACAATACGGAGCTACTGCCGCAGGTATCGCATTTGCTACAGGGTGTACCGTAGAGTTTGCACAGGAATTCTTGGATAATGAGGCAGCTCTTTTCCCTATTAGTATTAGGTATCGCCAAGTAATTCGAGATGAGGTTGAACGTACTGGTGCACTATCCACGGGGATTCACAGAGAAGTTAATGACAATGGGACTTGGGGTGTATATCGTAGAGGGTATTGGCAATCTCCGGGAGGAACATGCTACTCCTTTAGACAACTACCTAAGTGGGATAGGGAATCTCGTAAAGAAATAATGGATTACAAAGACACGCAGATTGCAAATTATTGGTGTCAAGGCGAGGCAGGATTCTTAATGTCAAGTAGTATGGGGAGAATTTGTCGATGGCTAATTAGTAAGGATTGGTTCGATAACCAAGTATGTTTAATTAACAATGTCCACGATGCCTGTTATATAGATGTTGCAAATGAGTTAGTAGGCCGCGAGGCTGCATTAGGCGTTAAGGCAATCATGGAGGATGCTCCAAAGTACCTAACCAAATTGTGGCCCAAGTACGATATGGCACACGTACCCTTCCCTGCTCAGGCAGAATGGGGCGTTAGTATGCAACACAAAACACATATCCACTAATCGAATAGAGAGAACTAAATGAGCTTAGATATCCTGAACACCCTGGTTGACGAAGCGGTAGCAGTACAGTCTGTAGATATGACCGAGGAAAGCACTGGGGGTGGTGGTTCATTAATGCCGGAAGGCTTCGCAATGGCCCGCTGTGTGACGTACATTGAGTTGGGTATGCAACCACAGGAGTTTGGTGGTAAGGCGAAGGCACCTGCACCAGAGGTTATCCTCGGCTTCAAACTGTTCGGTGGGCCAGACAACTGCTACGATGGACGCTTCCTGAGTACATTCCCGATTGCACTAGGTAACAACACGAAGTCGAACGCTAAGATTACATTCGACCGTTTGAACTGGCAGGGTAACATGAAGCACTTCGCACAGGCTTTAGGTAAGGGCTTCTTGGTTCCGGTGACTGTACACACCAACGAGACTACGAAGAAGCAGAGTAACCGTATGAACCTGAAAGGTATCCTACCGCCTATCGACCCGGTGAGTAAAGGTGCGTACCCAATCCCAGAGGTAGCAGCAGAAGATATCAAGTACTTCTTCTTCGATAAACCTACTAAGGAAACATGGGATAGCTTGTTCGTTGAAGGTTCCTTCGATGATGGTGGTAGTAAGAACAAGCACCAAGAGAAGATTCTGACTGCACTGAACTATCCGGGGTCGGCGTTGGAGCAACTCCTGTCGGGTGTAGTACTACCTGACCCCGGCAGCGTGGGGGCTGTACCTGCAAGTGATTCTGCACCGGTAATGCAAGCTCAACCTAGCGCGCCAGAGGTGCCAGCAGCAATCGGCCCACAGACTGCGCCGACAGCACCTACAATGCCCCAGATGCCTACAATGCCTGTGATGCCTAGCTGAGGAGATGAGTGGGATGGTTATGCCAATCTTTGATGACCTCCCGGAACAATTCGCCCCGGCTATTCAGGGGCGAGTGCTTCTCCTAGATGGAGACTTTCCGGCCTATGCCGCTGCTAGTACTGTAAAGAATCTAGATACCGCAGTACGTCGCTTTCAAACATTAGTTGAAACGCAGAGGTTCCTAGTAAATGCTGAGTCAGTTCAGGTGCATCTTACACCAACAGGTTGTACAAAACTACACAGAGACTGGTACCCGACTACCAAACCCTATCAAGCTAACCGAGACGGTAAGGTTAAGCCACCCCTGCTACAACCCCTACGTAATTGTATCCCAACAACTGCGTGGGAAAGTCATTGGTCAGTACATCCTTGGTTAGACCGGGAAGCAGATGACGGCCTTATCATGAATGCAGTCCTGCTGGGTGACCGGGGTATTATGTGCTCCGGTGATAAGGATTTAAACCTTACGCCTGGGCCGTTGTGGATTAATGATGAAGGTCGTATTGATTACATCGAAGACAGATTCGGTTGGATTAAACGTAAGGAACTTACTTCTCAAAGCAAGGTGGTGGGACATGGTACGAAGTTCTTCTGGGCGCAGATGCTCATGGGAGATACTGCGGATAACGTCCAAGGTATCGTTAGGCTTAATGGGAAGACCTGTGGGGCTGTAGGAGCGTGGAATGCACTTAAAGATATTACCCAAGAGAGTGACGCAGCGGAGTTCGTCCTACGAGCGTATATTGCTGCTCAGCAGAATCCGCTGGCAGAGGCTGAGTGCTTGTGGCTCAGGCGCTCGCTTGACGACTCGGCATACGCCTATCTCTCTGAGCTTGGCTTACCCGATTATATCCAACAATGGCTAGACTCGCTGCACCAGTACCACCAAGAAGTATTCCAATTTAAAATTAATGAAAGAGATAACTATGACCAAGATGAACAACAAAGCACGGCGCACTGCACGGGAACTCAAGCATCTGGGTGCGTCAATCCAGACGACCTCCCTCCTTGGGAAGGTGGATGCAACTCGGGATGCAGAGGATGCAACCCGACTGCGTGAGATGTTGGATGATGTAGAGGCACCTATTGGATTGCTTGAGCATGAACTGTTGAAGCTGCGCAAGCGTAAGCCAGCACTGTATCGTGAGCTGCGTGATGAGTTCCAGATGGGGTACCTAGGATGAGCACAAGGCGTAGGATTAGTAGGATTCTGAAAGAAAAGGGATTATCTGCTACACTGGTATATGATGGTAGTGGGGTATCAGCAGATGATTATGGATGGTGGACTATCACCTTTGACCAAGAAACTGCTAAATTTCTAACCTCGCAGGACTGGTCGGGCGTTATTGAGATTTCTGATTTAGACGCCGGTTTTGAAGAATTAGCCGAGTTACCAACCCGGTTAGGGGATATACCAGATGCGTAAACTAACCCGAAGCCAAGTACGACCGTACACCATGCGCCTCCTGCAACAGCAGGGTGGTGTGTGTTGTCTGTGCGGAAAGCCTGTAGACCTCTCTGAGAAGGGCGCACTAGTGCTCGACCATGACCACACTACCGGGCAAGTGCGCGGTGCTCTGCATAGGTCGTGCAATGCGTCAGAGGGCAAGGTGGCTAACGCTGCTGGGCGCTGGGGCGCTAAGAGTATGGCGTACTCTGATATCATCCCGTGGCTAGAGAACCTGCTAGTGTACTTGAAGAAGCCAGCACAGGATGTACTGTATCCCACCTTCCAGACGGAAGATGAGAAGCGCATGGCACGTAACGCTAAAGAGCGTACCCGCCGTGCAACGAAGAAAGCGCGTGTACTTGTGAGGAAATCGAATGTTAGTGTCAAAGACTGACTTCCTTGTATCCTGTGGGGTTACATATGAAACGTTACTGGACCGCGACCCAGAAGATAAGTTCTTAACGTACACACTGGAACAGGTGGTAGGCATTGACGGGGCAGTACGTAATGATGCAGAGACGGTGTACCTGAACCGTGACCAAGCTATTGAAATCGCTAAAACAATTCTACGCAACGAGGGTTACGACATTGTATGATAAGGTGTACGTACTAGAGGTGTTAGAGGAATCTAATTGTGCTTACAACCAAGGTGGTGAGTGGGTTCATAAAGGCGTATATGCAACACTAAGCCTCGCTGAGAGTGCGGCTAAAGTGTATGATGAAGATGATACATCAATTTCAGAGTGGAAGGTAATTAATGCCTAAGATTTCAGCCAAAGCACTATTCACCCGTGACCAGCACGTATCCATCCTGGGGCAGTTCAAGGATGACACCCAAGCCGCTGCGCAGTACAACGTGCTGGGCGGATTCGACGAGCCGGTAGTGTACCGTCAGATGGTACGTTACTGGCGACAAGTGTTCATTGACAATGAGGGGCGCACAGGTGCAGCAAACAACCACATCAAGGAAGCACGAAAGCTTATCCAGCCGTCACCAACCGACGATATTGGGGATACGGTTGTGCCTAGCGTCTGTAGCCGTATTCTGGTTGTTGGGGATTTACACGCCCCTTATACCCATCCTGATGCTATTGCTTTTCTACGTCACGTCCGTGATACTTATCGACCGGACATGGTTATCCAAATGGGCGATGAAACTGATGGTCATGCTATCTCATTCCATGACTCAGACCCGAACTTGGATAGCGCGGGTGTGGAACTGGAGAAAGCGAAATTAGTACTGGAGGAAGTGCATGAGCTGTTCCCGAACCTTTTGGTGTGTGACTCCAATCATGGGAGTCTGGTGTATCGCCGCGCTAAGGCGCACGGTCTACCTGTCCAGTTTATCAAGAAATACCGGGATATTCTGTTTCCGGAACACGGTGCCCCTGGGTGGTCATGGGCGGATGCGTGGGTGCTTAATACACCACTGGGACTCGTGCGATTCCAACACCAGGTCTCTGGTGACTTCATGCTTAACGCATCCCACGAACGGGCGTCTCTTGTTCTGGGACACGAGCACGGACGATTTGAAGTCCAATATGCTGCATCTTCATCTGCACTTTATTTTGGCGCGTATGCCGGGTGCCTGATTGACAAGGACAGCATGGCGTTTGCGTATGGCAAGCTGCACCGTAAGAAGCCTATCCTAGGTTGTATGGTAATCACAGATGGTTGCCCGCAGCTAATCCCTATGTTAATGGACGACTCCGGTCGTTGGGTGGACGCATGAAACAGTGCGTTATCTTCGACCTCGACGGTACGCTCGCAGATGGGCGTCACCGTCTGCACCTCCTCCCAAAGAAGGACTACGACAAGACGGAATCGTGGACGGAGTTCAATATGGCCTCTGTGGACGACCTGCCTTTCACAGACAATATTGAACTGTGCAATGCCTTAGAGCGTGCAGGTTATTATATTGTAGTTCTAACGGGACGCAGTGATGTCGCTTGGGACGTGACCGTTAAGTGGTTAGTTGATAACGGAGCACAGTTCAACGCACTAGTAATGCGCAGCCAATCCGACAACCGCAAGGACACGGTAATCAAGGAGGAGTACCTCCGCAGTATCGGGCTGGAGAACATCTTGTGCTGCTTCGATGACCTACCTCACGTAGCGTATCACCTGCGTAGCCTTGGGCTGACATGCCATCTGGTGACGCACTACGAAGAACAACGCACTGACTTAGTATCCCACGGAGACGATGAATGAACACCACTGACAGAGGAATGAAGTATGATTCAGGTAAGCCTAGAATGGATTTATTACTGGCTGGTTGCCCACAAGCACTGGAGCAAGTCTCAAGTATTCTCACATTTGGTGCTGAGAAGTACGCAGACAACAGTTGGCAAACTGTCCCTAATGGAGATTCCCGCTATCTTGCGGCGCTCCTCCGCCATCTAACAGCTCACGCTAAGGGTGAGAAGAATGACCTAGAGAGCGGTATGAGCCATCTGGCACATGCCGCTTGTAATGCACTGTTTATCCTTGAATTGGAGATACGTAAATGAATGAAGAAAACTGGGGCGTATGAGTTGTTCTGATTGGTGCCGAGCCGCTTATGACTCGGCTGTTGAGCGCGGCGACAATAAGGCCGCGCAGGATTATATGGAGATGTACAGCTTATGGCCGGCACGAGAGAACTCAGCTTCGACGACGAGAAACCTACCGACCACATAACTCCGGTACTTAACCTAGTCAACGAGGGGAAGTACACACAAGCCAGGACGTACTTGCTGTACCTAGCCCCAGATAAACAGGTTAGTATCCGTAGAACTATTGCAGTGAAAACAAACATTTACCTGTGAGGCAGTATGACTCTTGAAGACCGCCAGCGAGAACTAGAAGCACAGTACACCAACCAAGGTATCATTGATGCTATGGTGTACTGGGAGAAAGAGAAGGAAGCGGGGCGTGCAGCCGACCACGATGTAGGCCGTGTGTTGAGTATGCGTTTGCATAAACTAGTTCAGGATGAACTGGAAAGTATCTGCTCAAAGGGTACTCGTGGTGTAGGTGGGAAGTACCGTAGTCTTATCAAAGCTGTGGGCTATGACAAGGCGGCGCTGGTTGGTCTGCGACAATTCTTAGGTCTTGCTACTAAGCGCCTAAAGGCTGACCGCACCGCACCCCTCGCACAAGAGTTTATATCAGCAACTGGGGAAGGTTTACAACTAGAGTACATGCACTCTACACTGAGTACTATTGCTCCGGGGTACATGCGCAGCGTTGATAAGTACATGAAAGATAACGGTACGCGCTCACAGAGTCACCGAAAGCGCACTCTAGTAGCAAGTGCAAATCGTATTGAAGGTGTACAAGTCGAAGAAGTGCGTTGGGCAGCGTCGGAGATTACCGGTACAGGAAGTGTTGTATTACAGGCTTTAGTATCAGCCGGTATTGTAGAGTTACGTCACGTCCCTAAAAGTCGGGGGCAGTACTGGGTAGGGCTGTTTCCAACCGAAGAAGTTGAGAATAAACTACAGGAATTGACTAATAACTTACGGGCTTTCTCTCGTACCCCACCCATGCTGGTACCGCCAAGAGCACATACCAAGGACACCTTATTTAGTGGTTCCTCGTACCTCACATCAGAGATGGCGTCCAGTACTAAGACCGTTCACACGCGTACACGCAGGGAAGATATCCAAGGTTGGATACGAGACAACATTTCCGACCGAGTTCTAGTAGCCGCTAACAAAGCAGCCTCCCAACCGTACAGGATTAATGTGCCGGTAGTAGAGCTGCTGCGTAGTGTGTATCAAACCGGTATCTATAATGGTATTGCGGGCATCCCAAGTCACGATAAAATACTTCCGCCTGAGTACCCTCTTCCGGAGAACTGGGACAAGGAAGACGCATCATTAATGGAAGTCCATGATGCGTGGAGAGTACAAGCTAAGGATGCGCATTACGCTGAGGTACAACGCAAGGGGCATGTTATTCAGTTCTCCTTAATGCTCAAGTACTTAACGGAGTTCAGGGATGACGTGCTGTATTTTCCTACGTACTTTGATTGGCGCGGGCGTTTGTACTTTCGCTCAAGCATTAATCCACAGGGAACGGACTTCGTTAAAGCGAGCCTCCAGTTCGCTAACAAGAAGGCGCTGGGTAAGCGTGGGTTGTACTGGTTGAAGGTTCACGTAGCAACGTGCTACGGCTTTGATAAGGCGAACTTCGACCGCCGCAGTACTTGGGTGGATGAGAATATACAGTACATCCGAGATGCAGTACAAGAACATGTGGACTCAGAGTTCTTCCGGGCAGCCGATTCCCACTGGTGTTTCTATGTAGCCGCTAAGGAGATGCTGGCAGCTATTGATTCAGGCTCGCCAGAGACTTGGGAGACGGGTATCGCAGTGGCGATGGATGCTACTTGTTCTGGCTTACAGCACCTCTCAGCAGTAATGCGTGACCCTATCGGCGGTATGTTCACGAACCTACTCCCCAACAACGGGGTAGAGAAAGAGGATATCTACGCAGGGGTAGCGGCTATTGCAATTGCTAGCGTACAGCGAGATAAGCCGGATAATCCAGAGCAGGCACTGTACTGGGGCACGCACGGTGTCCCACGTAGCATGGCAAAGAAACCCGTAATGACTTACGTGTACGGGGGCACATTGAATAGTTGCACGGAGTACGTGTACTTGGATATGCAGGGGCGTGGATTAGAAGCACTCGAGCATTATAGTATGTTCAAGCTGGCAGCGTACGTGTCTCGGCATCTCCGCAAAGGGATTGAGGCGGCTGTACCTGCAAGTGCCGAGTGTATGCGCTTCCTGCGTGGTTTGGCAGGACAGATGCCCAAGGATATCCCGATGCGCTGGGTTACGCCAGTGGGTTTCCCCGTTATTCAGCACTACGCAGAGGAGAGTATTACTCGTGTTTCTTTGAAAGCGTTGGGCGTAGCCTTGAATATGAGGGTATTCGATGACCACTCTATGCAGCGTAGTAAGTGCATAAACGGTATCTCCCCAAACTTCACACACTCTTGTGACTCATCACACCTAGTAACCTCCTTGTATGACTTTGATGGGAGTATGCTACCTATACATGACTCAGCAGCCACGCATCCAAGTGACGTGGATACAATGCACGAAGTACTACGCAACACCTTCGCTGACATGTACTTGCACAACGACCCACTACAGACGCTAGTGGATTCTGTGCAGCCGTACTGCGAGGAAATTATTGAGCTACCAGCACGTGGAACACTGGACTTGAACAAGGTGAGAGAGTCTGAATTCTTCATGTGTTGATTAGTATCTCACTCTAAAGGGAAGGAAGCGAGGTCTGTACTTGATGCGCTCCTTCCTCCCTAAGCAAGACGAATCCAAGGAGATGAATTGCGATGACACAACCGGTAAAGCGTCCGAGATTCTCAGCGGAACAAGTTCAATTACTTGAGCAAATGTTCCCTGAGCAGACAGGCTCAGGCCAGAGCTTCTCAGACTTACAGTACCGGGCCGGACAACGGTCCGTACTAGATTTCATTAAGCACTCCGCTATGGTGGAGGTGCGATATGTACAGCGTGAGGTACTATCCTAACGGGAACACCGAACTACTCTTAGAGGTAGCCAGTGGCTTGTACGATACGTACGAGTACCCACGTAAAGAATTCAATAAATTAGAGTACCTCCAGAAGGTTCTACTAGCTGCGTCTGAGGATGCTGCGTGGTACTGCTTCTTAGGGGATAAGGTTATCGGGGCTATTACAGTATCCGATGAGATGTACGACGTACACTTTAACGGTACTGGAAGACACGTAACTAACTGTGTAATCCTGCCCGGAGTAGATTCAAGAAAGGCCCTAGCTGTGCTTATTAAGGCATTGAAAGGGAGGGGGAGGGGGGAGGGATTGTCATGGTACAGCCTTACACATAGAAGGGATTTCTATACCCTCACTACTAAATACAGGAGGATTACAAGTGGGTAAATTAGTAAGTAAAGTTATGAAGAAGGTTGTAGGACTAGAGAAACTTACTGGTACTTATAAACTTACTTCTGGTATCTATGATAAATACTTAGGTACAGATATTCAGGGTAACAAAGCAGCACAAGCGGATGCCCAAGCACGCGAGGCTGAGCTGAACCAACAGGCGTTGAACTCACAACAGAATGCTAACATCATAGGTGTACAGGGTACAGAGAACATTGCGCAGGTTGAAGCAGGTGGTTCTGCCGCCGACGCATCCACACTGAGTGATACTAAAAAGAAACGTGCTGGTAGTATCTCTAGTACCTTGGGGATTTAACTATGTATACTTCCTCTATGACTTATGAGTCACTTTATACTAAATACAGAGATGACTCTGCAATCCTCAAGACCGAGGATTATGCACACTGGACACTGCCTACAGTGTACGCTGACCCTGACCTACGGGAAGGTAAGCGTGTGAACGTACGCCGTGACTACCAGAGCGTAGGGGCAGTGTACGTTAATACTTTATCGGCTAAGCTGGCACAGGTACTATTCCCCGCTAACCAAGCATTCTTCCGTATCGACAGCACAGGTGACGCTGCTCAACTAGCTGAGGCTATGGGCGCGGAGTCTGCTGACTTGGCGAACGGGTTAGCAGAGTTAGAGAATACTGCATTCCGTAGAATCTTTCTAAAGAGTTCGTACCACCAGTTGGTGCACGCAATGAAGCTGCTTATTATCACTGGTAACGTTCTACTGTACCGGGATTCCAACACAGGGAACATGCACGCATACAGCATCCGACAGTATAGCGTACTACGAGATGGTGGTGGTAAGGTTCTGGATATGGTCCTGAAAGAGCGTACCGTAATCTCGGAGCTACCAGTTGAAGCTAGAATCAAATACCGTAATCGTAAGCAGGATGACTGTATCTGTTTGTACACACGTATCAAACGTGAGCGCCGGGCAGTTGGGGAAGTATTTGTAGTAACCCAACAGCTTGAAGATGGGCTTATGCTGGATAACCTTGAAGTATACCCAGAGGCTATCTGTCCGTTCATTCCCGCTGTATGGAACCTCGTTACAGGGGAAACGTACGGGCGTGGTTTGGTTGAGGACTACGCAGGTGACTTAGCTAAGCTGAGTGCGCTATCAGAAGCATTAGCACTGTACGAGATTGAAGCCTGCCGTGTTCTACATATGGCTAAGCCGGGTTCGCAGATTGATGTGGACAGTATGGCGGAGCGTGAATCCGGTGCTTGGGTAGCTGGTGACCCTAACGGGGTTGCTGCGTATGAGGCCGGTGATTACAATAAAATCATTGCACTCACTCAGGAAATCCAGAGTATTGCTGCGAGACTAGCGCCGGCGTTTATGTACGCACAGAACCAGCGTAATGCTGAACGTGTTACAGCCGAGGAGATTCGACAGAATGCTGAGGAGGCTGAGTTAGCACTGGGTGGTGTGTACAGTGTGATTGCAGATACCCTGCATATCCCGTTGGCGCATATTCTATGCTGGGAAGTAAATCAGCAGTTTATTAATGAGTTGCTGAGTAACGGATTAACCCTGAGTGTACTAACAGGGGTAGCTGCACTAAGCCGAAGCACTGATGTGAATAAGCTTATTCAGGCTGCACAGTCACTCTCTGTTATTCTCCCCGTATTCCAGAACACCCCACGCGTAGACCCTGAGAAGATTCTTGATATGGTACTCACAGGCTTTGGTATTAATACGAAGGACTTGTATCGTACAGAGGAACAACTCCAAGCACTGCAAGCAGCACAGGCTCCAGTAACCCCAGACCTAGCTAACGTGGCGGGTACAATTAACGAGACAGGATTATAATGACTGACGTAACTACAGTAGATACAAGTGGTACCCTAGCACCATCCGGTGCTAACCCATTCGGTACAGTACCGCAGGGGCAGGTAGTTCCACAAACCCCTGCTGAGAAAGCTCCCGACCTTACGACTAGCAAGCTTGACCAGATTCTAGCTGCTGTTCGAGAAGGGCGCACTGCGGATGCAGGGAAGGTTATTGATGGGGCTGCACAGGAACGCGCCCCTGCGAAGGAACCGCCAAAGGCAGAGGATGCCTCGGTTGTTACTCCAGATGCACCGAAGGTAGCTACCGGTAATAAGGCACTGGATATTGCGGTATCCACGTTTGTGTCTGCTACCGGTACCACTGAGGAAGATATCTCTAAAGCAATGGCGGCTGCTTATGAAGCAGGTGACGTAGCTTATATTGATAAGGCGTACTTACGAGAACGCTTTGGTGATAAGGCTGACCAAGCTATTGCACTTGCTGAGGCAGTGTATGAGGCGGATACCACAGCACAGGCTGCACTTATTCAGGATGTGTACGCCGCTGCTGGTACTAAAGAACAGTTCGAACAGTGTGCTGAGGTGTTCAAGCAACACGCTAAGCCCGCTATGCGAAGTGTAGTAAAGAGTATGCTAGACTCCGGTGACCCGGTTGCAGTGCGTGAGGCTGCTTCTTTAATCGCTGAGTTTGGTAAGCAGTCAGGTGTGCTTGTGCAGAAGGATGGTACCCGTCTAGGTGGTTCCTCCGGTGTCGTACCGGACCAAGGACTATCCAAAGAGGAGTTCCAAGCTGCGCGTATGCAACTAAATCCAATGTCACGTACATACCGAACTGACATGGCTAAACTCATTGATTTGCGCCGAATGGGTAAGCAACTTAATAAGTAATCAAGGGGTATTGATGTTAAGTTATGAAGCTATAAGTTTACTCGTCAGTTATGTTGATGGGCGTTTAGTGTGCAAGCGTACAGGTAAGTACCGGGACACTTCTCGAATGACTTCTGGCTATGCTGCCTGTAAGGGTAGTATTGGCGGCGTAGTGTACAGGGACTCTGCCCATCGTGTAGTGTGGTTTATTAATAATGGCCCGATTCCAGATGGGTTTGAAATAGATCACATAGACCAAGATAGACTTAACAACAATATAACTAATCTGAGACTAGTAACACGCAGTGGCAACTGCCACAATATGGGGAATCCAGTTGGGGTATACTTTGACAAGGTGTGCAATAATTGGTACTCAAATATATCTATAAATAACAAGACTACCCGTATTGGTTCGTTTGATAACATCCTAGATGCTAGGGCTTGTTATCTCCGTACTAAACAGGAACTCCAACAAAAGGAAATTAAAGCATGAGTGATACCCCGTATAAAGCAGACTTATCAAGAGTACATTGGGCTGGCTCCAACTCTGATGTAGACATTCACTTAGAGATTTTCGAAGGGGATGTAGACTCAGGCTTCATGTACAACTCTTTCTTCCGTGGCAACAGCTCGTACGTTTCCGTGCAGGACCAGTCTAACCAAGCACGTATCGACCGTATGAACACTGTGACCATTAAGGGCCGTACTCCGGGTCAGAAGCTCGACCGTGAGTCGGTGAAGAACGATAAGCTGGTTATCACTGTTGACACCGTGACGTACGCAAGTACCGTTATGGACTGGCAGGATGACTGGACTTCCCCAGACCGTTGGGCTGAGATTGGTGCGCAGCATGGTTATCAGCATGCGCGTCTGTTCGATACCGCACACCTGATTCAAATCATCAAGGCGCGTAAGTGGATTGCTCCGGCAGACCTCAAGCCAGCCTTCTTCGATGGTAAAGAGTACACCGCTGCGTACAACGCAGACCGTGAGCTGTTTGCAGCCAACATCATTGATGCACACCGTCAAGGTATTGAGGAAATGGTACGCCGTGACCTCGGTGGTTCTCTGACCGAGTTCATCACTGTAGTATCCCCGTACGTGTTCGGCTTGCTGCTGGACTCCAAGAAATTGGTGAACGTGGATTACTCCGCGGGCAACGGTAACTTCGCAGAGCGTCGTGTTGGTATGGTTAACGGTGTACGCATCGTTGAATCCGCCCGCTTCCCTGCTGCTGCTGGCACCTCTCCACTGGGTGCAGCGTTCACCGTGGATGCAGATGATGTAGCATGTCAGATGGTTGTGTACCATCCGAAGATGACTCTGGTCACTGTTGAGGCTAAGCCACTGGCTACTAACAAGTACCCAGACAATCCGAACTTCTCTGACATTCTGGACAGCTTCACACTGTACACTGTAGGTCAGCGTCGTCCGGACACCAGCTTCGCAGTTAAGCTGACTAACCTGCCGTAATAGCAGGGGTAATATCAAAGCCTCGCCTTCGGGTGGGGCTTGAATATTATTAACAACAGTGGCGTTGCTAATATTGGATAAGAGACGGACTTATAAACCGTTAAAGCGAACACCAGATAAGTGTTGTAATGTGGGTTCGATTCCCACCGCCACTACCAATTCAGGAGGCACGATGGAACTTTTAGATGCAGTTAATACGTGCCTCACAGCACTGGGTGAAGCCCGTGTAACGAGCACGGATACAAGACACCCCTCTGTAGCTTTAATCCTACAGACACTTGCTACTAAACAGAAGTTACTTCTGGAGCGAGGTTGGTGGTTCAACACACAGGATGAGGAGATGTTCCCGGATTTACTTGGGCGTATTCCGTACCCAGCCGCCAGTATCTCGGTAGAGTCTCTGGATGGGTATAATATCTACAGCAAGCGTAATAACTTTCTATTCAATAACACCTGCAATACCATGTACTTCACTGGTCCAGTATGTATACGAGTCACGTACAATTTAGACTTCGAAGATTTACCAGAGAGTGTAGCCACAGTTATCACTTATCGAGCAGCACGTGCTGTATACGTAGGGGACTTGGGTAATGACGCCTCGGTACAGGACTTGGTATTGAATGAACAGCAGGCTATGCTGCTTGTAGAAGAACAGCACATGCGTAACAAGAAACACAGTACACGCCGCCGTAGACCGTGGGGTAAGTACCAGAATGCTTTAAGTGGTTAAGGAGAGAGTATGGCCTTCGATGGCAGTATAAAGAGTCTGCTTCAAGGTGTCTCTCAACAGGTACCCCGCGAGCGCCTAGATGGACAAGTATCTGTACAGTTGAACCGTTTATCCGATGTGGTGAACGGTAACCGTAGACGCCCTGGTGCTAGGTACTTAGCAGATGTACCTACTACCTCACAGTACGATGACCATGTATTCGCCTCGTATGTAGATGTGCAGGACACAGCTAACCACGTTATCATTAATACTGAGACAGGGCAGCTACTAGTTATCTCCGAAGATTTCAGTACCACGTTGCATAATAGCACGCAGCAGTACTTGGTGGCTAGTGCAGCCAGTGCAATCCAGACTGCCACGCTCCGTGGTGATTTGTACATTGCTAATACCGAGAAGGCACCAACGAAGGTATTTGGTAGCACCACACAGCAGGACCCAACTAAGGCGGGTTTCTACTTTGTGCGTACCCCAGCCCTCCAGAAAGATTATGATATTACGCTTTCTAATAGTACTGGAACTTACACGTACACGTACCGCACACCGACAGGTACCGGTACGGGTGATGCAGACTTAGCTAAGCCTTCTTATATTATCAGCGATTTGCTGGCTAAGATTAATGCACAGACTGGTACACACGGGATTACAGCTACAGCGTATGATGCGTACATGTTCCTGAGTAGTAACACTGTCTCTTTATCTGTAACCACTAATGCTGGGAGTACTTACGCTACGGGTAGTAACCAGTCGCGTGTGAGTGTAGTATCTGACCTCCCTGCGCGTTTACCCGCTGTGGGTAATGGTGCGTCGGTAGCCGTGGGTACAACTGAGCGTAATTTTGTGTGGTATCAGTACGATTCCGCTACCTCCGTATGGAAAGAAGCCGGTGCGTACGGGAGTCCTACAGGCTTCTCAAATATGCCTATTCGTATCTCATTGGACGGTGTCTACACAGTAGAAACCCCAGCATATGAGGGCCGTCTGGCAGGTTCAGATGAAACCAACGAGGACCCCGGCTTTATTGATAATGGGGTAACTGGGTTTGGTGCGTACCAAGGCCGCTTAGTGATTCTAGCGGGGCCAGAAGTATGTATGAGCGCAGCAGGTAACCCATTACGTTGGTACCGCAGTACAGTAACCGCGTTGTTAACTGACGACCCTATCAATATCTTTTCAGGTGCTGCTACTAGTACTAACTTCCGACACTGCGTACAGTTCAACAAGGACTTACTCCTGTTTGCGCGCTCCTGTCAGGCTGTAGTACCCAGTAGTAATGCGGCTATTACTCCACAGACTGCCCAGATAGTAATCACGTCGGGTTATACTACCGATACTCTGGCACAGCCGGGTGTGGTGGGGCGTTCTGTACTGTACAGTATGCCGCGTACTGAACACTTTGCGGGTGTATTGGAGATTATTCCAAGCAACACCACAGACTCTCAGTACACCTCGAATGATATTACCGCCCATATCCCAAGGTACTTGCCGGGGCGCATCCGTAGTATTGTATCTAGTACCACTAGCAACTCCAGTGCATTCATTTGTACAGGGGATAGTCGTAGCCTGTTCATTCAGGACTACCTGTGGTCTGGTGATGAGAAGGTACAAAGTGCATGGCACCAGTGGACTTTACCATACCCTATTGTGTGTACATGGTTCGTTCGTGACCGTGTGTACATCGGTATGCGGGATGGTACCACTATCCTAGTGGTAACGATTGAACCACAGGCGGGTAACACGATAGACAGCTATGTACGTCCGTTCTCTGATGTGTACCTACGGGTCACTATCACCGATAGGCAGTTCGCCCTACCTACCCGTTTACGCGCCGCAGTGGGTAGCGGAGAAGGTCTGTTCATTACCTTTGCTGATACCAGTATGGGTGGAATGTGGGTGGGGTACGAGAGTATCGACCCAACGACGTACGTAGTAACTACAGTACGTAATGTTCCCGATGGTGAGTACTTCGTAGGGTTAAGATACACTAGTGTACTCAGTCCAACACCACCATTAGTACGAGATGCTAACGGTATTGTTATTGGAACATACCAATCATTACTGGTGCGGTACGAGCTTACGCTGAAAGATTCAGGAGAGTTCCACGCTATTATTACCGATAGTTCTCGTACCTTAACGGATGGTAACTACTCCAGCCTAGTGTACAGTAGCACTGAGTTACTACCAAACAATCCAACCGATGCTTCACTAGGTAGGACTATTATACCGGTACGTGCTCAAGCGCAGGATACTGTGGCTACCTTTGAAGCTAATGCTGATACCGACTTATGTATCTTAGATATTGAGTACGTCCTGCAATACAGGGCACGGAGGAAAAGAATATGATTTGGATGTTTGCTGCCGCCGCTGCTCAGATGATACAGGGCGGCCTACAGTACGCGCAGGATGCTAAGAACCAAAGACGCCAGAACAAGGCTGACCAGAAGTACAACGAGGCTGTACGGAGTGCCTCTGCTCGTCAGATTACTGAGATTAATACCCAACGTTCGGTGTCTCGTGCCCAAACAGCACAGGCACTGGACGCCGCTCGTAGACAAGGTGCAGGGGAGTCCTCTGCAAGGAATCTACAAGCAGCCGCTACAGATACAATGGGTGCTAGTGTAGAGCAGAACTTACAAGAGGTGGGTGTTCAACTCGCTGCCGCTGAGGGTAACCTTATGCAGAACGCAGAGCTAACTGAGCTGTCGTTGGATTCTTCCGTGATGAACACTGTAGACCAAGCTAGGAATAGTATCCGAGAGTTATCCAATCCGTTGGGTACCGATTGGGCAGCAACAGGTTCCGCTGTAGGTCAGATTGGTACAAGCATGGTGGCTAATAAGCTAGGTGGTCAAGGTTGGTTCGGAGGTAACTCGGGAACACAACAGCCCGCTCCTATTAGTCAAGCAGCCCCACCAACACGTAGTAATAACTTATCAACTCGATTGAACGTTTAAGGAGATACCATGCCGGTTCGTCAACCAACACAAGGCGGAGTACAGGTTCCGGGTTTAACTGGCTACCAGAGCGCTGGTGTTGCCCAACCGGTGTATCGTGCCCCACAAGAAGAAGCACAGGGAGTAAGCCAGTTCTGGCAGAACCTACTCCCTGCTTCTGTTAAGACTGCACAGGCTGCTCAGCAGACCGCGAGTGCCAAAGGGTACTTAGAGGGCCAGCAGGATAGTCAACAGGGACGTGAGAAGCAGGTACGTAACTTCTTTACTAAGGAAGCGTACGAGCAGGGTTACAACTCTGCTAGTGTGAACAGCGCCCTCGCTAGTTTCCAGCTAGGCTTACAGAACACTGCCCAGCAGTACGTAAACTCCGGTAAGACCCCGGAAGAATTCAATGTACATGTTCAGCAACAGACTAACCAGCTTCTACAGGAAGCAGGTGCTCAGGGGCTGAACCTGAATGATAAAGATTGGCAAGCATGGTTAGGCTCTGTAGAGCACTCCCGTAACACTGCCAACGCCTCGTACCAAGACCTGAACTTAAAGCGTGCTGCTGTACTCCAAGAGCAATCATGGGGTGCCCGTGGTAACGCTGCTATTGCTGACTTCGTGACTGCTCAACAGTCCGGTGATACAGAGCAGGCATTACAGAACGTAAACAGCTTTATCTCCTCAGTAACCCATGATGACAGTATCACTGCTGAGAACAAGATTAAATATACCTCCCAGTTTGTAGTGAATGCGTTTGCTAATGCTAACAGCACTGGAGATATGCAAGCCCTTACAGGGTATGTGCAGAGTCTCAGTGAGTTCAAGAACATGCCTACAGATGTGCAGACCCAGATTATGGGCAGCGCACAGCAGTACTACCAACAGCGTGCTTCTGATGAAAGCGTACAGTTGTATGAGTACAATTCCCGAGTAAACAGTGTTACGGATTACAAGACACTAAACGAAGCGTATCCTATGGCCCAGTACATTGGTACCGTAATGCAAGCTGTACAACAGAAGAAATTATCTCCCGGCACAGGGTATGGAATGGTGGATGCTGAATCTCAGCGTCGCTTGAAGATGCAGAAAGCTGAGCAAGGGCAATTGGCTTATACTAACGGCGTAACCATCTCAGATATTGCAGCGGGTACCGGAGAGTCCCTTGACAAGGTTAAGGGTGAACTCACTAAGATGTACGCAACAATCGGTCAAGGCTACTCAGGTGGTGGTTTACAGCTAATGCAGCGTGGTCTTAAATCAGGTGCTCAGGATATTACTGGTGTTGGTATTGAGATGATGCAGCAGGATGCACAGTCCCTCTCTGGGATTGATTGGCGTAACCTTAAGACGGACGCAGATGGCAAGCCACTGTATCCAGCAGCAGTAGTGGGTTCTCTAGGGAATCTACAGGCTGCATATCAATCCGCACTGGCTGCGGGTAACCAAGTACAGGCTAACCAACTCTTGTCTGGATTACCTGACCCAGTGGTGTATGGTATTCGGCAGAACGTAGATGCCCGTGACTTAGCTGATGTTGTAGGTAAGCGTGCGCAGGACATTGCTTCTGGTAAAGTACTAGCACTACCAGCGAATATGCCCGCGGATGTTAGTATCACGCAGGCAGATGTAACGGCAGGTATCTTTGACCTAGGCTTAGGTAAGGATGCACGCAACCGGAACATGCTCGGTATTCAGTCTTGGGTATTCACTTCTGATGCTGATGAGAAGGCTGCACAAGCTCGTGTATCGCAGGTCAATAGTGCTATGAATAATGAGTACGTGTACAATCAGCAACGAGGCTCCTTGCCAGCCCTAGTAGGGGATGACTTGAAGTCTTGGTTAATGGGTAAGGTTGCGTCCCGTACAGTACGTGTTAAAGATGGTACAGACAATGGCGCATTACTGGTTCTACCAGAAGTAGGTGATAAGCAGAAAGTGTTTGGTAGTACCGACAACGGTATCATTGAATCAGCACTAACTGAATCTGTCACTAACTTCAAGAAGCAGTACCCACAAGCTACGACTGTCCAGATGGATTATGACCCACTAACACAGGAACTTATCTTCCAAGGGGTGAACGCAGAGAACCAGCTTGGTACAACCCGTGCTAGTATCCCTGCCGCAGACTTCCGTAACACTGTACGTGGTGTGCAGAACACACTAACCCAGAATGGTTCTGGTACAACACAGGGGAACCTGAACGTACCTGGTGCGGGCTTCGTTAGCTTCAATGCTGGTAACAGCTTCGGCATTCAGAAGAACGTAGTTATGGGTGCGGTGAATCAGCTTGTGTCGTACGAAGGGTATACACCGTCCAAGGGCTTTAGTGTTCTTGGTGTACATCCTACTACTGGTGCTAAGCTGAATGAGGATAAGTACGTGAAGCAAGCAACAGATACCCCACAGGTAGCTGCTGATAAGTTCAACATGTACCTGAATGATAAAGTGTATCCTCTAGTCATGCCTAAGATGGAGCAGTACAAGAACTTGCCGGGATATATTCAGAACAATATCTACAATGCTTTGGTTGAGACTACGTATCACTCAGGTAATTCTGATGTATTTGATAAGTACATCCAGACTGCACTGTACGGTAATGTTCAGGAGATTCCAACATTCAAGGATACTCCGTTATTCAAGGATGCAGGGGCAGGTTCTCGTAGGAACGTAGACCGGTACCAGTTACTCGGTTCCTTAGTAACGTACAGAACCAACAATCCAAACCTAAGTAAATAAGGAGCAACAATGATTCACTTACGCCCTGATAGCACCGCGTACGCACGCTCTGCTGCTGTATCCGCTAATCCGGCTGTGGGTGGGTATGTTACTCCAGACAACACTGTGCTGGAGGGGCAGAACCCCTCCGCACTTGTTCAGGCTATGCAAAAACCTGTTGCAAGCGTTACAGATTCATTCAAAGCCACGCTCAGCGAAAGCATTGGTGCCAAGGCACTGCGTGGCGTAGAGTACGCTAGTATCCCTACAGAAGCTGGTTTCGAGCCAAGTAAGGCTTTGGGAGACTCTGTTTCACAGTACACCGCAGATGAGCTTGAGTTCCTATCGGATGCTCGTTCCTCTGCTGAGCTGGCACAGCGCCGCTCACAGGTACAAGACACAAGAAATAATTATGACGCTATGGGGCAGAACATGCTCACTACCGTCGCTGCATCCATGCTAGACGTCGATATGGTTATCGGTGGGGGCGTAGGTGCTCTGAGTAAGGTAAGCCGCGCTACGCGTCTTGCAGTGGGTCTGAGTGCCAACGCTGCATTACTAGGTACTGCGTCATACGGGGGAACTATTACCCCCTTAGACGTGGTTGGTACCAGCGTGGGTATCGCTATGAGCGCTATTCCCGGTATCCGTAAGGTAGCTAAAGCCGAGCAAGTACAGCAAGGTGCTGTACGGGGTGGTGTGAACGCGGCTGAGGATGCTGCTGGTACTGTTGTCCCACCAAAGGATGTTACTGTACCCCCAGTACGTGAAGTACCGGAAGTACAGCCTATTAAGACAGTAGCCGATGAAGATTACCCAAAGATTGATATTGACACGTACTCTAATAAAGAACATATCGAAGTAGGCCGCACAGGTGGTGCTAAGACAGGCTCCTTAAAGACTACAGTACAGAATGCAGTCCTAGCAGTTACTGCTCTTGGGGACGACCTACCCGAAGGCGTGCGTGCTTTAGGCCGTGCCCTTGGTGCCTCCCTAGAAGCGGATGCTGATGTGCCTGTAGTGTTCCGTTCCCGCACAGGGGCGAATGCACAAGCACGCTCTGCTGTCATTACCGAGGCAGAAACAGGCGCTACTCGTGCAGAGATATTCAACCCAGCAGTAGGCGGGACTTTATCCGACCACGTTAGGGGTATGAGTACGTACGAGAAGACTATCCTACTGCACGAAGCAGCCCATGCTAAAACGGGGCGCAGTATACGTGCGGTTGAAAGTGGTGCTGTCTCTGATGGGGTAGTGTATGAAGCTGTGCAGCGTATTAAAGAGATACAGTGGTATGTGAAAGCTAACGTTGAACTACCACCACTAGGTAAGGGAGCTAAGTACAACGTAGATTACGGGCTTAGTGATACACACGAGTTTATCTCCCAACTGTTCAACTCAGAACACTTCCGGGATGCGCTGCGTAGTGTGAAGATGCCTGGCTCAGATGGTACTCTCCTGAGTAATCTAATGAAGCGTGTGGTAACTTTATTCACTGGCAAAGCCCCCGAGGGAAACGCCTTTGACGCAACACTACAGGCTTTTGATAATCTCCTGAGCCAACCCACTACCCCGGCTGATGTGTTCTTGAATGCACCCAAGGCTACGCCTGACTTGCAAAGTAAAGTACTACAGGCCCCTAATGTTATTGAGATGAACAACAAAGTAATGGGGGCGCTTAACCGTAACTTCTCCCTGTATGAACGTCTGAAATCCTTTGGTTATAAAGCCTCAACACTGGCTGACCAGCTGGTTGTAGATGCCACGGGGACAGAAGCCAACTCTGCTGCACACCATGCGCGTGCTGCTCACCTAGCCTCTAACGTATCTATTGTACAAGTGGACGATGCTTTCCGTCAGGCACTCAGTGCGGACTGGCCTTTAGTGCAACGCTTACGTCATCCGGTACTGTACCGTGAAGCACAGCGTGATTTAAGCCAGAAGGTGTACCAGCAACTAGCAGAGAACCACGACCGCTTCTTGAAGGGGCAGAGTATCCAACCTAGTAATGACCCGCGGGTTAACAGCATGGTGGATGCCTTCGTGAACTCAAACTGGGCTAAGGATGAACTGGCTCGTGTTAAAGGTGCTGGTATCAATGGTGCTGACGCTGTGCGGGAATCCCCGTACTACCTACCTCGTCAGCACAGTGGTAACAAGCTGAATGACTTCATGCGTAATAACCGACAGGTTACTAAAGATGATATAGTAGGTATGTACACCGAGCAGTTCTCCCGTATGTTCCAACAGAACGGTATTACTCCAGAGACTGCACGCAAGCTTGGTGCTAAGATGTTTGATAACATGCAGGACCAAGCAGCACACGTACAAGGGTACCGACAGAGTATTGCAGGTATGTCATATGATGATATTGAGAATACACTGGAAGCATTGGGTGCATCTGACCCAACCATCACTGCGTTCTTGGATGCTGTTAAAGGTTCTGGGGAACAGGCGAATAAAGTGCGCAACCTACGTGGTCGTGCTGAGTTCGATATGACCGCACAGTACACTACTAAGTCTGGTGATATGATATCCCCTAGTATGTTCGTAAACAACGACGTGATGGGGCTTATGGAGGGCTACAGCCGTCGTATGTCTGGTCGTGTAGGTTTAGCTAAGGCTGGCTTCCCTGACCTGCGCGATGCTGTGAAGGCTATTGATGAGGCTGCTGCTGAGGCACAAGACCCTGCTGCTGCACTACATGCCTTTGATAATACCATGAATCAGATTCTGGGCTACCCTACTGGGGAAGATGTTCCAGATATCCTGCGGAGTGCTAGTATCATTGGTGGTGCCTTGAACCTTGCTAACTCTGGTATCTACCAGTTGGCAGACATGAGCTTGATGCTACAGCAGTTTGGTATCACCAAGACACTCAAGGCATTCGGTAGCACAGCGTTTGGTCGTAATGCAATGGATGTTGCTAAATCTGCTGAGTTTGGCTCACGACTACAGGATGTTATCGAAGCGCGCCATGTGCTATCTGGTAAGTACCGTAGTGTACTAACACACTTAGAGGATAACCGCGACATTGGTTCCTTGGGGGTAGCACACCGATATGTACAGCAAATGGGGCAGGGAACACGCTTTGTGAACGGCATGGAGTTCATTCGCCGTGGACAAGCTAAATTAGTCTCCGGTCTTATTGCGGATACAGTGGATGATGCTATTGCCGGTAATGCTAGTGCAGTTACAGCTATGGAGCGATTTGGCCTGAACCAGCAGTTACTGGACGAGCTACGTAAGGCAACTGCTGCTAATCCTGACATGCGTAAATGGCCTGATAGTGTTCGTATGGACATTGAGGCGGTTACACATAACATGGCGGATAGCATTGTACTGGAGAACCGCTTAGGCGAGATTCCAGCATGGATGCAGTTCAGTTCTGTAGGTAAGGTAATCCTTCCGTACATGACGTTCGTAGCAGGTGCGTGGAACAAGATTCTACGCCGTACCGCTAAGTTGGACGGTGCAACAGGTGTAGCTATTGCGCTGGCCTACCAGATGCCACTGGTGACATTAAGTAGTGCTACCAGTATTGCTATCAGTGGTAAACCAGTAACACCGGAGAGTGTCGCACAGCGTGCGTTGGTGCAGGTGCCTATGATGAGTTGGGCGGGTTTTGCTGTAGACTTCTGGGCTAACGGAGCAAGTAATAACCTTGCTGCCTTGGCACTGGTAGACCGTATGCACGCTGCTATGAGCAGTATTGCTAGTGGCGAGACTAATCCAGAGAGTCTGATTAAAGCCGTACCATTCCTGAGTATCCTACCGGGTATGCGTTTAATGGGTGCAAGCCTAGCAGATGATGATGAATAAGGAGATAGAATGTACTCAGTCCAGATTGCCGTATCAGACGGTACTCTAACTCGAATTGCACTGAGCATCGAGTACTTTGAGAAAGATGATATCACGCTGTACCGTAATCTGGAACTGACCCCACTTGTACTGGGTACTGATTGGCAATGGGATGGGGATACCCACATCAACTTGCTGACTGGTATCCCAGTACCAGTAGGTAGCTACATTACTGTACGCCGTAATACAGATATTGACCGTGCCTTTAATATTTATGACGGGGGTGCGGCGTTTAACCGAGAAACCCTTGATGAGAACTTCAAGCAGATGATTTACCTTGCGCAGGAGTTCACTGAGGGTAATGGACTTACCGGCCTGTACTTCCCATTGGATATGCACGGTTTTCAGATTAAGAACTTGGGGGAACCTACCGACCCTGGGGATGCGGTTACTAAACAGTACGTAGATACTGCTAATACTGCACAGAATGCTAACTTTAATGCTAGTCAACAGGCGCAGGACCAAGCAGTAGCCGCATCGCAGGCTGTACAAGATAATCGGTTAGCCTCCCTTGAGAATACTTTCGTTCAGGCCACTTCTAGTTATCCGTGGTACACAGTGAGCACTAGTACGACGGACACGTTCACACCCGGCTTTAACTTCACCAAGGCAGCAGTGTACATCAACGGAGTATGCCAGACACCGGACTACAGTTACATCGTAGTGGCTAATCAGATACTCCTTGCAGACCCCGTGCCACTAGGCACGATGGTCTTTGCCCGGCTAGGGGAAGACATTCAGAACGATGATGATTTTGCCACTACTGCACAGCTTAGTGCGGTACAGGCAAACCTACAGGATGAGATTGATGTCACTAACACAGAGGTTAGTAACAAGGCTAGTAAGGGTGCAAACTCCGATATTAGCAGCCTGTCTGGTTTAACCACGCCACTTAGTGCTGCACAGGGTGGAACGGGGAACAACACGGGGAATGCTGCGACAGCAACTGTACTTGCTACCCCCCGAACAATCCAGACTAACCTAGCCAGCACTAGCGCTGCGAGTTTTAATGGTTCAGCTAACATTACACCGGGCGTAACTGGAAATCTCCCAGTTACTAATGGGGGTACCGGGGCTGGCTCCGCACCTAGCGCACGTGCTAACCTCGGCGCAGCTATGAATGGTATCAACAACGATATCTCAAACCTAGCTGCCCTGACAGGGGGTATTACTGGGTTAACTACAGGCACGGCGGCAGCCTCTGGTATTGTTGGAGAGGTGGCTTCCGCTGCGTCTAGTTCTGCTACTAACCTTGTATCTGGTAGCGTTATTAATATTATCAGCCTTAGTTTACCTGCGGGCGATTGGGAACTGGAAAGTGCTTTCCAAATCATAAACACAGGTAATGTGACCGCCCTAGCCTTTGGTGTCAGCACCACCACAGGGGTGTTACCTACTCCGTGGTATGACGTGTACAGCATCACCACTACGATTGGTTCAGGGACTTCGAACAGGCAGGGTATGGCAAGACGAGTACTACTAAGCACCACCACCACTGTGTACCTTGTAGCACAGGCGACCTTTACAGGTACAGCTACCGCTAATGGGTACGTACGCGCGAGGCGAGTTAGATAAGGAGATGTATGGCAGCTTCACAGAGCAAGCTCGCAGAGCTACATGAGATGCTGGCAGAGGTTATGCTTGATGACTTAAAGCAGTCCAAGGAGGAGGGTATCCCCCTTCCCGCTGCTAACCTCGGTGTAATCCGTCAGTTTTTAAAAGATAATGATATTAGTGCTAGTATGGATGCTGACGATATGGCAGCTATCCGGGATGAGTTCAAGGGTGTTGCTGATGCAGCTAGGGCAGAGCGTAAGTCGAAACTTACCTCAGCTTTGGAGGATGACGCGTACTCCCATATTCTACAGTAAGGAGTCACATGCAGGAGCATAAACTACGTAGGCTGAATCTGCTCGCACAGAGTTTGAACCAGTGGTCTGACCGCCCTGCATCTATGCCCAAGGACTTGCGGGAAGAGTATGGCTTCATGATGCAGGCCGTGTTCTCGGAGTTTGAAGACTTCGCAGACCTCGGTATGCGTTTCCTTGGGTACACACTAACCCCTATGCAGCGGGATATTGCTAGGTACATGCAGTACGGGCCACGTCAATGTATGGTGGCAGCACAGCGTGGGGAGGCTAAGAGTACCCTAGCAGCCCTATTTGCAGTGTGGCGGCTTATACAAGACTGGAATGAGTGGGTACTTATTGTATCAGGGGGTGAGACGCAAGCCTCCGAGGTAGCGTTGCTCATCATTCAGTTGATTGAGCGTTGGGGTATCCTGTGTTATTTGCGCCCAGACCGTTCTCGTGGGGACCGTACATCGTATGAGCACTATGATATCCACTGTGATTTACGTACGGTGAGTAAGTCTCCTAGTGTGGCTTGTGTGGGTATCACTGCACAGTTACAGGGGAAGCGTGCTACTCTGCTAATACCAGATGATATTGAAACCACCAACAACAGCCTTACTGCTACCAACCGAGAAATTCTGTTACTCCGCTCCAAGGAGTTTGGGGCCATCTGTGTTGATGGTAGGATTATGTACTTAGGGACACCCCAGACTAAGGATAGTATTTACCGTACCTTAGTTAATCGTGGGTACGAGATGCGTATCTGGCCCGGTCGTATTCCTACTGAGGAAGAAGAACAGCGCTATGGTAGTACCCTCGCGCCGTACATTCTAGAGCTTATCACTAAAGGTGCTGCTCGTACCGGCTATGGTATTGATGGCTCTCGTGGAGAAACCTCTGACCCTGCTCGTTATGATGAGGCACTGAGTATTGAGAAGGAACTGGAATTTGGCCCCGAGGGATACCAACTCCAGTACATGCTGGATACTTCCCTATCTGATGCGCAGCGTACACGTATAAAGCTCTCAGATGCGATTGTAGCGTGCTTAGGAACAGACGCTGCTCCTGATACCTTGTACTACGCTGCGACTCCACAGTACCGCGTACAGAGCGTTCCTGATAGTATTAAGCAGGAGGTGCTGTACCACGTTGCTGGAAACGGTAATCTACTCCTCCCGTATCAACACAAGATAATGGTAGTGGACCCAGCGGGCTGTGGTGGGGATGAGGTAGCCTTTGCATGTGGCGGGGCACTGAACTCGTACATCCACCTATTCGGTGTTGGCGGTTTACAAGGCGGTTTAATAGAGGAGAACTGTAATGTCCTGCTAGATTACTGTGAAGAATTCGGCATTACCGATATTGTAATGGAAGCTAACATGGGACATGGTACTGCAAGCATGGTGCTCTTGAACGTCATAGCGAAGCGTAAGCTCCCGCACATTGGTGTACGGGATATCTATGCTAAGGGGCAAAAGGAGCGGCGTATCATTGATACACTCGGCCCAGTATTCCGTAGGCATAAGTTCGTTCTGCATGAGCGTGCTATTGAAATGGATACTGAGTACTGCCAGAAGTACCCACTGAACAAAAGGAACTTGTACTCCCTCCTGTTCCAGTTAACAGGTATCACGTACGACCGGGGAAGCCTTGCCAAGGATGACCGCGCGGATGCTGTAGGACACTTGGTGAATGAACTAAAAGGCTTCATCAGTGTGGATGAGGAGAAAGAGTCCGAGAAGCTGCAACAAAGAGCTGTCCGAGAGTTCTTGGGCAACCCAATGGGGTACGAGCAAGCTGTTCGTAAACCCGTACAAGGGACACGTTCCCGCTTATATCGTTAGGAGAATACATGGCTATTACTACAGGTACCACAGAAGCACAGGCACTTAACATGACTATGCGTGATGCTGTACTCAAGGTTGCACCGGGTGTGCAGCAGTTGGTACAGAACTCCTCGCAGCTCACCGCTGCTGAGATTGCAATTATCCAGACTAATATTACAGCACTGAAAGCTGCATTCACAGCCGCCGGCGCATAAGGAGTACTGAATGAGTTTAGTTACAGCTACGGCTGCACAGCGTATTGCGTTACGTAATACAGCAACCAACCTAAGTGAGCAGACACAGGTGTACGCCCAGAGTGCTACTGCACCCACCGCTGCTGAGGCTGCTATTGTACAGCCTTATATCGACGCAGCACAAGCAGCTATTACTGCTGTTGGCGCGGGTGGTGCAACAGTAGCCAACGGTGCAACTGTAGCAGTGGTGAACTCAGCCAGTGCAGACTCACATAATGCTACAGCTACAGTTACCGGTACTACCCTCACAAACGTTAAGTTAGCCGCTACTGTGGCCTTCGTGGATAACGCAGATACCATTACCGTGCAGAACAGTGCAGGTACAGCAGTAGCTGGGACACACACCGCTACAGTTGCTGCGGGGGTAATCAGTAACGTTAAGCTGGCTGCAACTATCGCACCCGTGGCATCGGGCCTAGCCCTGACAGGTGTTACCCCAACAGGTACTTACACCAACACTGTAACCTTCACAGTCGCTGCTGGGGTTATCACTGCTATCGTTCTAAGCTAAGGAGATAAGATGAGTCGGATGTTATACGTACTCCTGCTGTGTTTGTCATTAGGAGGTTGCTCAGCAACCTCTGCGCTAGGGACTGTAGCATCCGCTATCTCTCCGAATAAGCCAGATATTACTGCACAAGTTGGTGCAGAGAATACAAAGCAGGGCTTGGGCGTGAATTCTAAGGTGGATTCCAGTACAACCGTAAAGGACGTACAAGGCTCTGTGAACGCCTCTAAGCAGGGGCAGCAAGTCCAAGCAGGGTTAGTACAAGCTGATTCTATTAAGGTTACCAACGGCTCCCCGTGGGCCTTGCTGGGTGCATTCAGTATAGGTATGGCGAGCGTCCTAGGACTGGTGTTCTGGTTCGTCCCATCACCACTTAAACGGAGGAAACAGGATGCATAGTATTTGGTTGTTCGTTAGTACTTGGGTCAGTGAACTGCTTGGGGACTTCTACAGTAAGTTATCAATCGGTGCTAGTGCCTTGATAATGGGTATGGGAAGCCTTAACTGGAATATGATTTTTATGGTGCTCGGCTTTCTGATGGGTCTGGCAACCCTGTGTATCAACTGGTACTACAAGCACAAGAACTCCAAGGTATTCGCTGAGGGTGTTCGCCGTGCATCTGAGAAGGGGTACGTTCTTCGTGAGCCTAAAGAATAAGATTGTCGCCGCGCTCTTTGGTATGACCGCCCTCGGTGGCGGTATTACCGCTGTGGTTAAACACAATGAGGGTTATAGTGAGTCTGCATATCTTGATAGCGCAGGCGTCTGGACTATCTGCTATGGGGAGACTAGGGGCGTACAACGAGGTATGCGGCTCGGTGTGGAGTCATGCGACACCCAGCTAAGCCAGAGTATTGTGGACCACTCCAAAGCTCTTGACGGCCTTCCTACGAGCCTTCCTGACGTGGTGGTGCTCGGTAGTATTGATATGGCTTACAACGTAGGTATTTGGGGGTTCAGTTCCAGCCAGGTGAAGCGGCGTCTTATGGCGGGTGACTTCAAGGGTGCTGCTGCTGCTGTCCTGTCATGGCGCTACATACACAAGAAGTCTTCGGTATCCCCCGGCTTGGGTTGGGTGTTAGTTAAAGGTACAAAGAATAAATGGCAGTTCGATTGCTCCCAACTTCTCCAAGGCAAACGTAATCGTGTATGTTGGGGGCTTTGGGAACGTCGGGTATGGCAAAGCAAAGCTATTGGTAATGAGTTTAAATCCGTGCAGCAAGCTGTACAAGCGCTGCCTAAATAGATAAGGAGTATTTAATGAGTTTAGTACAGTTAATAGATAGTACTGTAGGTTTACGTAATGAGTTAACACAACCTGACGGTGCATACCTTACAGGTTTAGGTGCTTCTACAGTTGGTGCCCTTCTTGATACTACAAGAAAGTTATCCTACTATGGTAATAACAGGCAGGCGCTTATTGACCTGTTGTTACATGCTAAGGTTACAGGGGGTCCCATTGATATTGATGTACCTGTACTTATCGATACACCTATTAACATGGACTTTGAGTACACACCCCTAATTATGAGTTGTTCATCTGGTAGATTACTATCAGATACCACTGCCTTAGTACTCAATCGCTTGGGTTACGGTTCCACTATTAATAACTTTGATATGTGGAATGTAACAGCACCTTGGGCTATTACTAGGTGGGGTAGTACTGGTGACTGGAATACATCTGAGGAAGCTGTTGCATCATTAAGACAGACAAACGACCTACATTATTACCAACCAACGGTTAACGATGCTGACGTATGGTCCGCGCTTACACCTGAGCAGCAGAACCAAAACATTAGCCCTAAACTTGAGGTACATAACTCAGACGGTGTTGTACTGAATACACCGAGAGGTAGGTACGCCCTGTATGAGTTTTATGGTTGTAATTACTGTCGTGTATTTAATCCTAACCTGTCTGGTGGTAAAGGTGTGTTGGGTACTATCGTATTTAATAATACTAACGCTACGGCTTATGGTATTGATAACTGGGTGGTAGGTGGTGATGATATTAGGAACGGGTCTTTCTCTGGGGTAGTGCACTTACGTAATAAGCGCGGAGGGGCGATTAATTGTAGCCCATACCGTTCTGGTGAGTCTGGTATCAAAACATATCAGAACGAGCTAAATGGCGTATCCGCGCGATGCTACGAGATGACATATACCAATTGCCACGTTAAGCAGGCGTGTTATGATGGTCTGGATTTGGCATCAGATTATGGTGCTGAAACAGGGCGTATTGATGATACTTCTTTGGATGATGCACCTTGGCATGAGTTGCCGACAAAACACACAATTAGCAACTGCTCAGGGACTGGGTGTCAAGGTAACGCTCTACATATTGATGGTACTGGAAACAGTATTACTGGTCTTAAAGCCGGGTTTAGTGGTTTGTCTGGTATTTATGATGATGGTGTAAATAATATCTACATGAATATTATTTCAGTAAACAACGCACTCGACAATATATCACACCAAATCACTATTCCTAAACGTAACATAATCAGCAGTGTCACGCTTATTCTTGAGGCTTCTGAATCAGTAACTTATGGATACGGTCTCTACTCTCCGTTATCAGCTATAAGTGATCTTGATACATCATTAATTGAGTCTGGTACAGTTGTCCCATACATAATAAAAGCACAAATCGCAACCGGAGGGGACTTAACCGTTGGTCACCCTGCTGCGTCTGACCGAACTGCACGTCTATTATTAGACCCTGAATACAAAAGCTCTGCGGGGTTTATCGGGGTTATTGCTGCGCAAGCAACTGGTGCACCAGCTGGTGCACCGACTGGTGATGTTTATATTAACGCTAGATACCTCGGGTCAGAGGTTCCCGGTTTTCAGGTACTAGGGGTAAATGGTGGGGGTGGTTTAGTGTCAACACTTAATAGCACGTTCGCTACACAAGTGGGTAACTCACAAGCCGCCTTCGTGTTTCACGGCTCCTCCTTGAGTATTGTAGCGAGGGATGCCGCGGGTGTATTGCGTGGGTACGCACTCACGGGTGTACCGCTGTAACTGTAGTACAGCGACCGCTTTTTAGTGGTCTCAAGCGAGGGCCTCCCTCCACTCAACCATCCCCGCGTGCCCCCGTACGGGTGTGTGTGTGTGTGTGTGTGTGTGTGTGTGTGCCTGCGCAGGTGCGTGTGCGTGGTTGTGTGTGCGTGTGCGCTGCGTGTCGCGTCTAGAGTATCGTGTGTGTGCCTGTCTCCTCTCTGTGGGGAGATGGGTACGCTCCACTCAGTACGCTCTCTCACTCCTAACCTCGCTTCGCTCGTCTAGTCGTTCGGTCGCTACGCTCTCAATCGGGTAGAGTATCGTTGTCTATCGAGGGAGTGTGGGAGTGGTGGCTTGC